TACTTACAAAGTTAAAATGATTACATCTGTTAATATCTACTATTATTTGTGCCAATGTAACGATTCGAAAAATATTAAAACACTTATTCAATTCTTCGCATCAAATCCAATTAATGAAATGCATCAAAGAACTTCAATGTGTTTTGCTATTATGAATAGTTTAATTTCTTAAAAAAACATATTATATTTAATTAGATAGTAATTAAAATAGAATGAGTTATTTTTCAACACAGGGATGGGTATATATTGTAATTAGTATTATAACAACGGTTATAGCTTTGATTATAAATATATATTTAGAGGGTATTGGTATGTATATGTTAGTGTATTTAATATATATATTAATGATATTGGTTACAGCATATAATATAACGTGTTTAACATCTGGTGAATGTTATTTCTGGAGCTGGGTAGTAACTATAATGTCTACATTACCAATGATACTAATAATTTGTATGATTATTTATACTTTAGCGTCATGATAATATTTTTTAATCTTTTTTTATAATAGACTATGTATTCAAATAAATTTATTAAGGATTTTTATGATGAATTAAAGACAAATCAAGAAGAATTAATTTTAAATAAATATGACCAATGTGGGGGGTTTTCTATAACAGATAAACAAATTAAGATATTAAATATGCAATATGATTTAAATAAACTTAAAGATGATATCAGATTTTCAATAGAAAATAAGATGAAAAATATAATAGGTATTATTGAACAAAAAGGCGGAGGGTTTCCCGATAAAAAAAATAACAATTTAAAAAATAACAATTTAAAAAATAATATTAAAGCATTAACTGTAATTATAAATAAAAATTATAATGAAGAAAAAAAAATGTTAAAAAATATAAAAAAGCAACAAGAATATATTAAAAAAGGTAAATTAGGATTCCTTTCTAAATTCCAAGAAAAATTTAAAAAAAATCTAAATAATGTTTATGACAATAATAAAAAAATAAAAAGCAAAGAAATTGAAATAAATAAAAGTTTCAATAATTTTGATAAAAATATAAAATATATAATACAAAATAAACTATCAAAAGATAAAAAAGACGTTAGTAAAATAACTTATAATAAATTTAAAGCTCTTCTTAAAAAAATTAAGTAAATTATTTTTATAAAAAATTGATATATAGATATAGATTTTATTAATATATAAGTAAGAATAGAATGTTCGAAAAATATACCTTTGATGTTAAAGATCCTTCAAATAACCACAGTTTCGAAATACATGATATAGAATTGTCGATAGTTAATGGTTTAAGACGCACAATACTAACAGATATACCAATTCCAGGTATCGTTGGTGAGAAGCTTGATAAAGAGGATCCAACTGTAACTATTATTAATAATACAGGTGCGTTACATAATGAATTTATAATACACCGTATCGGATTAATTCCAATATGTTTAACAGAAGAGGAAATAGAAATATATGAAGATAATTCATTAGTTATAGAATTAAATATTAAAAATGAAACTCCTAAAATAATAAATGTTAAAACAAGTGACATAAAAGCTTATATGAATGATGACCCACTACCAGAAAAAAAATTAGCTGAATTATTTCCACGAAATAAGGTTTCGAATGATCATATTTTGATTACAAGACTTAGACCAGGAGAACATTTAAATTTAAAAGCTTATGTTGTTAAACGTATTGCAAGGGATAATGCATCATTTAATCCTGTTTCACTTTCTAATTTCTTTTATATTCAAGATCCTTCCGAAGCTTCAAAATATGATAGCATTTTGGAAAAAGAAAGATGTTACTATAAAAATAAATATGGTGATCCTAATAAATTTAAATTTGATATTGAATATATCAATATCAATGTCGGACCTAAATATTTAATATCAAAATCTATTGATATTATTAATGAAAAAATAAATAATATTAGACAAGAATTAGTAAAGTTAGAAGAATCGAGTAAAGTTAAACTTCAACAATTTCAAGATATCGTTGGTTGTTATGAATTTATTATCGAAGATGAAGATGATACTGTTGGAAATATAATTCAATCATATATACATAATAAATATATTCGCGAAAAAAACAAATTCAATGATTATACATGTGTATATGCTGGGTATATTTGTCCACATCCTTTAAAACAAGTAATGATTGTTAGAATTACTTTAGAAGATGTCACTGATGAAAAGGTAATTATTAGCTTCTTTGAAGCTAATTGTAAAGATATTATTGATAATCTGTCAAATATTAAAACAAAATGGAACAAATTCTCAATTGAAAATAATGTTACGTAAAATAAATATTTTATATATCTTTGTATTAAAAGAGAAAGGTATATCACAATGTCAATTGAAATTGAAAATAATATATTTAATATTGAAGATGACGATTTAGATGATATTGAATATTTAGAAATTTTAAGTTTAGATGAAATAATAAAAGATAATCCTCATTTTATTGCATTATCAAGAAATGATATATATGAAAATCTAAATGAAATGTTTCAAGATAGAAAACGATCAGAGTCTGTAACCCAATTATTTTATGATATATTAGATAATAAAAAAAAAGAATGTGGAAATATTGATAATTATGAAAATTATATATTTAAAGTAGATGCGGTTAAAAAAAATAATGAACTATCTATAGATGATATTAAAGAAGATGCATTATATTTCAAAAATTTATCTAAACTACATACAACTAAACATGAAGATTCAAAAAATAAATATTTTTTTTCAATAACATATGACCCTTCTTCTAAAAATTTAAAATTTAAACCCAAAAATCGCATCAATGCTTTAATAGAGCCAAATAATGAAAAGTATCCTGTTTATTATCCCGTTTATCCAATTGATGATGTAAATTTACCATTATTAGCATCATATTATAAAATACCAGTTTGCACGGTAAATGATTACGTATATACAAAAATTGCTAAACATTTATCCAATTCAATAAATATTAATTATGTCGAATCAAGTAACTATAAAAATGTTAATAATATGATTAAATCAACAAGACCATCAATATATGATGTAGTAAAATATCTTAAAGATAGTTTTGCTCTTGACTATAGTAATATAGATAACGTTTTTAAGCGATTTGATCGTTCATTAGATTTTATTAATGATAAAGAATTCGAAATGTTATGTGATCATATGATTAAATTAACAAAATATGAAAAGGAAAGAAAGAATGTTAATAGACCATATAAAATAAAAAAAAGTGACTTGATAAATAAAAAATTAACATTTTTTGAAAAACTTTCATCTTCTATTAAGTTAATAAAATTAGATGATAAAACTATAAATTTTTTAGCGAGTTTAAAAGAATCACTTGAACAGTATCGGGTTAATAATATTATAATAGATGAACTTGTTGATATTAAAAAAATAAACATTTATAATATTATTAATTCTATACATTATAATGATGCAAATCCAGAAGAACTATTAAATGGAATTAAAGCATCTATCAAAAATATTAATGTTAATGAAAGTATTAAAGCTATTGATAATATATTAAGTACACATGAAAATTTTGAAAATGTTATAGATGAACACGAATATATGAAAATATTATTTGAATACTCAACTGATCATATATTCGATTACGACAACGACGGCAAAAAATATTTATTATCATATCGTGAAGCAAAAGACATAAAAGAAGGTGAAGATAGAGAAAATTATGAAGGGGGTATAGATAATGAATTTATTGGAGAAAAAATAGATTTAGAAGATATGGATAATATTGCTGATGATTTAGATAAAAATATTTATGGAGTAAATAAATTCAATAATTTTGATAAATATCTTAAAAATATTAATTATAAAAATGAAGAAGGATTTTTAGAATATTTACATATTGTTCTCAGTATAATAAATGAAATTAGTAATTTATCACGCCTTGATATTGATTATGAACTATTATGTAATGAATTATTTAAATATTTTAAAAGCGTTCCAACAAAATATGATAGATATAGAAAAGCCTTTATTGATGCAAACTTAGAAATTGATCATATATCAATAGCTGATTTTATTAAAATTAAACCATCAATGATCTTAGAAGGTCTTGTAAAAGATCAAGACGATAACATAAATTCTATAATATACGAAATAAATAAACATTATTTAGAAACGCTAAATGATATTCTTGCACATTCATTATCTTTTTGGATTGTTTGTTTACAAGAAAAAATACTTGAAAATACAATATTAATTGATGAAAATTATTTAAATAATGCTTTTATTGATAAATGGTATTTATATGGTTCTCCATTAAATGGTTTAGAAAAAACAGCTAAGAATGGTGTATTACCATATTTATTGGAGGCTACTTTAGATTTTCTAGCAAATAATAATGAATATTCAATAAATATTGATAACTTTTATGATAATGTGCGAACTATAATAATTAATAAATATAGTGATTTTTTAAAAGAATTAAAGAAAAAATACGAGTTAGATAATGAAAAAAAGAAAATAGAAAGAGGTATTAAAGAACAAGTAAAATTATTAAAAAGTTATAAAGAAGGCAATAAAGAACAACTTGAAAAAGATTTTGTAAATGCACTTTTATATATGCCTGGTGTTAATTACAAAAAAATACATAAATATTTACTTGGCTGTTGCTTGAAAAAAATAGATGATTCTTTTGATACAAATGGAGATTTAGTTAAAGCAGGGCGCAAAGATTTAATAGCAATAAAAAACTTTTATGGAAATAATAGAGTAACTAATAAATCAAGGGGTTTACGATATGTCCCTGAATTATCTGGTATTAAAGATGAAATAATGAATGATGATAATATCAATATTATAAAAATTAAGGATTATATTTATAATATTGATAATAATGATGATATTGTAAATAATTGGCTTGATACAATGTATAATAAATCACCATTGTTTCCAAATAATATAATAGATGAATTCAAAAATAATTCTAAAAGTATAGATAAATTAATAGAAGATAATATTAATATATTGGCTAAAACTGCAAGAGTCACCAATAAAGAAATAATGAAAAATTTTACAAATAAAAATATTAATTCCCAAAATATATTATTAAATATTTCTAAAATGTTATTTTCTAATAAAAAAGAATATGAAGATGATAATATAAATTTATTAGTTGATAGTGCAATTAAATATATTAAAGAAATATTAAAAGATATTTACAAATTAAACAAAATATTAAATGATGATATTGTATTTGAAATAAATAGAATTAATAAATATATAGTCAGTAGAGTAATATGTCTACCATTTAGTCCTGAAAGTGCTACAAATGGTGGTAAAATACGTTCTGAAGTTGAAATACCAAACGAATTTGTTGAATTAAATGCTAAAAATATATTAAGTTATTTATTAAATTATTTTGAAATTTCAACTTTTCCCACTATGGATGAAAATATAGATTTTTTAAATAAAAAACGTGAAGAAAACAAGCAAAAAAAATTAAACATTTTAAATGATAAAACTGTAGAAGAAAACCAATTGATAAGTAATCTTAAAAAAGCTGGAATTAAAAACGATTTAATGGATCAAGAACAAGATGATAATATTGACCTTAATAATATAAATAATATGTATAATGATGAAGAAAAAAATGAAGAAAAATTATCACAAATAGATGAAGAATCAGATGATGATAGTATGGCATATAATGATATGGGTTTCATATATGCATAATTTAATATATTTCTCCAGATTCTATATCAATTTTTTTTTCAATTGTAATTAACGATGCACCTTTAGATAATACTTCAGGTGGTGTATTTCTTTTTATTACAGTTCGTATATTAATATTATTACCTGTTGTACCATTTAATTGTATTGGCAAATATCTATTGGCATCTCCAAATAATTTAGCTACATTTGTTTTATTTTTTTGAGGTATATCTTCAAATGAACAATCTTGTATTAAATTTTCATATTTAAGATTTGCTATATTTAATATTTCTTTTAAATTGGGTTCATCTCCTTCAAGTGCTTCCAATTCTTGCGATAACATCATGAATTGTTGTGATAATTTTTTGAATAATTCAAATTTTTCACTGGATTTAATGCTATTAGATAATGACATTATTAATACACTTATAGCATTAACAACAATATTAGGTATCTTAACAGTATTTGCATCAGTGCTTATACTATTAATAATACACATAGCAGAGCTTGTGAATACTAATGGAATATTAAATCCCATTTTAACATAACTCCAATATGTAGCTGTACGCGTACATAATAAAGTCATTGATTCGCATTTATCAAGTAATTTTTCAATATGGATCATTACTATATATTATATAACATATTATTTTTTTATTAATTTAAATTTAAATTAATATATTAGTAGACAATGGATATCGAAATAAAGCCCACAGAATGGGTTTTTCCAAATCGCGTAGGATATAATAAATATGTTTATAAAACATTTAATCCATCGAAATATGACACCAAAATAAAAGATAAATCTTGTGATTGTAATGATGATGGATGTGATATAGATATTAAAACTGTATCTTTATTTCCACAGCAAAGAATAATAAAAGATTATATGCAATTTGATAGTCCATATAGAGGTATATTACTATATCATGAATTGGGATCTGGAAAATCAGCAGCATCAATAGCAGCAGCAGAGGGTTACATCAACCGAAAAAAAATAATAATAATGACACCTGCATCTTTATCTCAAAACTATGAAAATGAATTAATGAAAATATCTACAACTGGATTAAATTTGAAAAAATCATGGACATTGATCAAAGTTAAAAAATCTAATAAAGAAATGCTAAAAGAATTAGCAAAATATGCTATTTCCGATAAAATTGTTAAAAAAGATGGTTTGGTTTGGGTCCCATTATATAATAAAGATATTAAAGATGCTGAAATAGTAATAGAAAGCACAAAGTATTCAAAAATACCTAGTAAGTACAAAGATATGGTTGATGCGACAATTGGTAATATTATAAGAAATCGCTATACATTTATTAATTATAATGGTCTAACTGCTAAAATGATAAAAGAAATGGGTAAGTCACCATTCGATGATTCATTTATTATTATTGATGAAATACATAATTTTATTAGTAGAACAGTTAATGGTTCGAAATTAGCCCGTTCTATTTATAATTATATGATGTCTGCAAAAAATATTAAAATGGTTTTACTTTCAGGTACTCCTATTATTAATCAACCATACGAAATAGCCACATTAATTAATTTAATAAGAGGTCCAATGGATGTATATGAATTATCATTATTAAAAGCATCTAAACAACCTGTAAAAGAAACTGTTGTTAAAACATTGGTTGATAATAATTTATATAAATATGTTGACGAATTATATTTCGACGATAATAATATTTACATAATTTTATTAACAAATGGTTTTGTAAGAGATAATGAATTAAATATTAAAAAAGAAAATTGGGATAATGATGAAAAAACTATTTTAGCTAATATTATAAAAACATTAAATAAAACAGATTTGAAAATATCTATAAAAACCAAATCAACGAGTTATTATGCTTTACCCAATATTAAAGAAGAATTTGATAAACTATTTATAGATGATGTAGATAAAGATAATATAAAGGTTAAAAATGAAGATATGTTTAAACGTCGTGTTCTTGGGACCCTCAGTTATTATAAAACATCTGGATCTGAATTTTTCCCTACAATGTTGCCAACAAATGTTAAATATTTGAATATGACTGGTCATCAATTAAGTAAATATGTAGATGTTAGAAGAAAAGAAATGGAAATGGACGATAGAAAAAAACGTTTTGGAAACAAGGGTAATGCGGATGTAAATTCGGTATATAGAGCATTTAGTAGAATGGTATGTAATTTTGTGTTTCCAGATGACATAAAACGAGCATTTCCCCAAGATATTCGCATGGTCATGAAAAAAGAATTAGCCAAAAATGATGATGATGATGATGATGAAAATGATGAAAAAGAAGAAAAAAAAGATATAAATAAAGCTGTAGCAGTACAGTATGAAAAACAGCTTGAAGAAGCTATGGCTAAACTTGTAAAAAGCAATTCTATTGACATAGATAATTTGCGCAAACATTATAGTCCTAAATTTGCAGAAATGTTAAAAGATATGAATGAATCACCTGGTAAAGTATTAGTTTATTCACAATTTCGCATGGTAGAAGGATTGGGTGTTTTTAAAGAAATAATGAATAGAAATGGGTATGTTGAAATTAATATAGTTAAAAATGAAGATTTTGGATACATCATTGATAATTTAGATGTATTCGAAAAAAAATATGATGGGAAACGTTATGTTGTATTTAATGCCGATAGAACAAAAACTAATATTTTGATGAATTTATTTAATGGTGACTTTTCACTATTATCCGATAATATTAAATCACAAATAGTAGATATTGATAGCATTGATCAAAGATATGGTAAATTAGTTAAAACTATGATGATTACTCAATCTGGAGCTGAAGGTATTTCTTTGAAAAATGTTAGAAGAGTATTAATTACAGAATATTTCTGGAATTCAGTTAGAATAAATCAAGTTATCGGCCGAGCGGTTAGAACATGTAGTCATGTAAGTCTTCCAAAACAAGATCAAAATGTAGAAGTTATTATGTATATAATGAAATTAACAAAAGATCAATTAGCAAATAATCCTACTCTTAGAAAAAAGGATAATGAGCTCACAACAGACGAACATATATTAAAATTAGCTCAAAAAAAGGAAAGTATTATAAATTCTTTTTTAAATATGTTAAAATCGGCATCTATGGATTGTGTAATACATTCTAATAAAAATAAACCATTAGAAAATGGCTATAAATGTTATAATTGGCCAATTAATATTAATCCAACTAAATTATCATATACAAATAATATGTTAAATGAAGGAAAAATACAACAACATCAAAAATATCAAAAATTACGCAAAAATAAAGGTACGGTAGTTAGTAAGAATGGTGTTAAATATGTAACAATGAATGATAAATTATACGATTATTATAGTTATGTTAATTCAGGACTTTTATATCCAGCTAATATATAAATAAAAAATGTATTATTTAAAGTAATAATTATATGGAGAATAATATGAAATGTTTGTGTAGAAACAAAACTACTTTTAAGTTGTGTAAAAAGAATGTGAAGAAAAATAATAATTTTTGTAGATATCATCATAATAATAATTACTTAGCATATACTATATTCAATAATGTTTTTGGTAATAAACATAATTTAAATATGAATGATATATTTAATTTATATAAATATGTTACTGAAAATGTTAGTATAAATGAGTATAAAGAAGAAAATTCAGGTATTTTTTTTATAGAATTATTAGAAAATATACCATATAAATTATTATTATTATTATCAAAACGCTACTTAAATCAAACTAATAAATATGTTAAAAAGGAATTATATATTTTCTTAAATGAATTGAATTCAAAATCATATAATATATGCAAATTTGATAAAATAAATATATTACAACACAAGTTTAAATATTATTTATTAAATAAAAATAATAAATTAATTAATACTGAAGATTTATTTACATGCGAATCTTTGTCGGATATACCTAAAAATAGATTATTTATTTTGAAAGATAATAATTGTGCATATGGTTTTGATGTTATAGAATTAGATTATTTTATTAAAAAATGTGTTGATGAAAAAAAAATACCATATAATCCTTATACAAGAGAAAAAATAAAGGAAGATACAATATTATATATTGGTAAATTTATGGAATATAATAAAATAGAATCGAGAGAATTGCAATATAATTGGATAACTAATATGCAGGCATATACTGATTTATCAATTGAATTTGAAAGACGTGGTTTTTATAATAGCCCTGAATGGTTTGAAAAAATGTCAATAGAAAGTATTCTTAAGACAATCAAATATTTTAAAGACTTTTCAACTGAATTTGAAGAAAGTAATCAATATTTCAATAATGTTACTGCAAATAATGTTACTGCAAATAATGTTACATTTGATTTCTGCACAGATGGAATTAGACTGTTAAAAGAATGTAATGATGATTTATATATTTTATGTTGTAATCTGTTTAAATCATTGGCATTATGTTCAAACGATTTTTATGACAATATACCTACATGGATGTCGGGAATTAATACAACATCCTTATTATCAAATGTATTTTCTATATTTGGAGATACAAGTGGAAATAATCCAAATAATTTTTTACTGTATTATTATGTAGAATATATGTAAATAAATGAATACAAATTATAATAGTAATGAAATTAAGTATACGCCAGATTTTGTATATACACCCCCTTCTGTAATGGAAATACCTAAGGAATCAGAAAGTGTGATTAATAAATATATTTGCAAATTTAAAACAGCCATATATGGTGGTATATTATTTTCGATATTGTCATTACCTATTGCATATAAAATATTAGAAATGTTAGCTAAATTAATATCTAATAATATTGAATTATTTGACAAAGATTACAATGAACCATTGCCATTAGGGAGATTTATTATGGCAATATTAATAAGCACTATTTTGTTTTTTATATAAATATGAATAAGATACTAATACCGAGTAACTATAAAAAAATACAATGAGAATAAATAATATATCATATGATAAAACCACCTTTTATATCAAATAATTATAAAAAATAAAAAAATAATAATAAATAATAAATAATAAATAATAAATAATAAATAATAAATAATAAATAATAATAAATTATTTTACAAATTTATCCAGATTTAAATATTTATTAATTTATTTTTTAACAGCTTTTTTAACAGCAAGTTTTTTAACTGGCTTCGGTGGTTCTTCCTCTTCCTCTTCCTCCTCATCTTCTTCTTCTTCTTTTTCTTCTTCTTTTTCTTTTTCTTCTTCTTTTTCTTCTTCTTCTTTTTCTTCTTCTTCTTCACTAAGATCTTTTTCTTTTTCTTTGATAGCATCTGAATCAACAATGTCTTCATCATCATCGTCATCTTCATCGTCAGCAGCATCATCATCGCTTTCAACTACAAATGTTGGTTTCATTGAATTAGATTTTTGAAATCTTCCAGATACGATCTTCCAACTACATCCAAACATACCAGCAGAGAACCAAATACCGTTAAGTTGAATAATAAATTGAGCCTTACCCCCTTTAAGATCATTTACATAATCATTAAAGTTAATTTCATTGTTATCCATATCATATGCATCAAAATCAAATTTATTATCTAGGTTACTGTAAGGGATTTTGGCCTTGAATGTGGGTGGATACTTATTAACAATTTCTCCTGTTTCTCTATCCTTATCGTGTTTAATAATGTTAGAAAACATATTAGATACTGTATCTTTATTGTTTCCATAATTATTCTTAAACCACGCAAGACGATTGATAAATGCATCATTAATAATCTTAGATTCAAGATCCTTCATTTTATCATGAAAGACTTTGATTTTGGGATTTTCTTCAATACCCTTAAATGATACTGTGATGTCATATTTAGGAGGTTCATCTTTGCGGTTAGGATCATCCTTGATCCACTTTTGATTATCATTAACACCATATGGAATACTCAATACTGGTGTTTGAATATTAATTTTAGAAACAGAATAATTTACATATACTGATTTAGCACCTGATTTCATTACCTTTAGTTCAGAATACTTGATCTTGTTAAGGTCGAGATTCTTTGGGAGGAGAACGTTCATTGTTATATTAATGACTTGTATATTCTTTATATAAATATACAACTATCAATTTTTATTTTTTATGAATTTAAAAATATATTTATTAATTTTTACTAAGATTTTGTTCTATTAAATTATGCTTTCTAATATTTAATATCAATCTATCATTCTTTGCACATTCACTTGGCAAATAATAATGACTCACTACCCTATTTTCAATACATTCATATACATTCTCTAAATTAATATATGACCAGTCTACATCTGAATATTTATTTCCTGAAAAATTTGGACCACTACCAAATAATCTAACATCGTCAATAATAATTATTGCAGCCTCGCCAAAATATTTATTTATAGCTGTTAATTCTTCAATTAAAGGAACCTCTTTATCACCCATTCCAGTATCTAACTTAGACCAATGACCATCTAAAAAAAATACAGTATTACTTTTTAATACATTTTTACATAGTTTTTCGATTTCATTACTACTATCACCATGTATAAAATTAATTTTATTATTTGCATATTTTGTTATTAAATTATTATACAATTTTTCTTCAATTTCAATTGTATATGTTTCATTAAATAATTTTTCCATATTTAATATTGTTTCTCCTTTCCAAGTTCCAGTTTCAACAAATACATTAAATTTATGTTCATTATATTTTGATAAACATAAATCAATAATTTCTTTATTTATACTTGGCATATTATAAATATTTAAGAAGTAATATTTAAGTATAAATTATTATAAATATAAATGGATATTAAGCTAACATGTGTTACTGGTTATTGGAGGGTTAAAAACAAACATAATAATAATTATTATTTAAAATGTTAGATGTTTATCTTCCAATATACAAAACAAAAAAAATGGTCTACGAATACAATAACAAAAATAAAAGATCAAATTGTTTTAGACAAAAGTTACGAAAAATATTATATATTTATATAGTAATTTCATAAGACATCATGACAAGATTTTTAACAATATTTTTTGAGAAATTATCAGAACTTATTTTATTGAGGTCTTTATTGACTGAATATTTATTTACGGCATTATCAATCCCATACTCTAACATTATTTTATTAAAGTCATATGTAGTCATACTATCAAAATGATTATCTACACAATTGTTGATTGTTTCAATTAATTCAATATCATTATAATTTTTATCATAATTATATCTACACATATTTTTATAAATTGTTTCACTAATATCATAAATTACTTCACTAATATTAGTTTTCATAACACATATGAACATATTTTAAATATAAAAATATAAAACAAATATATCATTTTTTAAAAGTTTTTGTGTATATACACCATTTTTGGGATATAATATTCTTCAAAGTTTATTGTAATTTAGAGCCATTATAATTATCTTTTTTTCTGCAATATAAATATCACATGGTTTTATAAATTCCAAATAATCTGATAAAGAGATGTTAAGTAGTTCTTCATTTGCAATATTCGATAGTTTATAATACTCATCTACAATATAGGATAAATCGATATTATCAATTAATTCTTCATAAAATTCTTCACATATATCATATCATAAATTGATTTCACTTATTTATATTTTCATAATAAATTCGAATATTACTGTAAATATAAAATTATATAATTTTTTATAGTTCATCTTGAATTTCAAGCATTCTGCTTATATAGTATTCTACAGAATCATTTAAATCTGTAATAATATCAGTATATTTCATAATAATTCCTTCATCTATTACAATATTTATATCAAATAGTAATTTTTTATAACTTGATACCATAAGTATATCTTCTTTTTCTCCACCATTTAGAGAACATTCTTTAAGAAATTCTAAATAGTCTGATATTATTATTTCTACAAATTTTTCCTTTTTTATATTTGATGATTTGAAATACTCATCTGTTATTTCTGCAAAGTTGACATCATAATTAACTTCATTTTCTTTTTTGTATAATTTATTTTTGTAAACTGTTAATTTTGCAGTAATTATCATATCACGTACAGCATTATATACCTTATCACATAAATAAATACCTTTTTCTATTTCAATTGGTTCAATAATATTCTTTACTTCAGCTGCGGGCTTATATGTGCAAAGAATAATTTTTGCTTCATCGGCTTTCAATTTATAGAAGCAATTTTCGTTGTTGAAAATAACTTCGAAAACGAGTTCCATGTTTGTATTCATGTTAATAATATTTTAAAAATATTATATCAAATTTTATATAATATTGAACAAATTTATATAATATTGAACAAATTTATATAAATAAAATGAGTACATAATTATATAAATTACAAAAAATATAAAAACTATTAAACTATATAATATATATATAATTATGTACTCAAATCATTTATTATTATTATTATTTTAAACTTTCTTATAATATTCATCTCTTAATCATATCTTCTCAAAACTACTACAATAATTAATACATGATTATTTATTTTATAATTATATCCCATACCTCCCATATAATAAATGGAAGCTAACGAAATATATAAAAGGAATATATATATATAGAGTATTAATTAATGAAAATTAATAATTTTTACAGAATTAAAAGGTATTTTCATATATTATATATAAAAAACCTTTTTTTAGTAAGAGATAATATAAATAATATAAAAATTAAAGAACAATTCATATATTCAAGATATATATTAAATAAAATAAAACAAAATGAAATTAAAAAGTAATATTCTATTTTCAAATTATATGAAAAATATCAATTTCTATTTTGTAAAAAAATAAAAAAATATATAAATATATTAAATGATATCACATTTAATATCTGCATCATCATTTGGAATTATACCTATTCTTTATAAAAGTCTTTTATCATTTGATATTGATTCAATTACAATATTAATAATAACTAAATTAATAATATTTGTTTTTTGCCTATTTTTATTGACATATGGTGATAATTATAAAACTTTTATGAAAGACATTAAAGAAATAACTAAAAACAATAATAAATGCTTTTATGTTTCATTATTATTTATACTTTCAGCATTTGTATATTTTTATGGCCAATATAATTATATACTTTTATTTAAAAATAGTACAGAAACAAATATTAGTACTATTATAATAGCTTGTTATCCAATTATTACAATAATACTATCATATTTTTATTTTAACGAAACTATTAGCGTTTATCAGTTTTTAGGTATTATATTAATATTTACAGGTTTGGCATTAATAACAAGCAAAATAAAATAATATATATTATTAATAAGTATAATAATGCCTATAAAGATAGATAATGATATTTTATTATCAAAAAATACTATTTTTGAATCTGTTAATCGAACTGTATTTACTGCCGTTGGTATATCATTAACTTTATTGGCAAGTACACAAACAAATTTATATACTGATAATTCAGCCAGATACTTTATAAAAATTATTTCATTATGTTTACTATCAATTATAATAGTATATGGATTTTTTAATTTGCAAGATTATCGCTATTTCTTAGATAATTATAAAACAATAGATGATAATGGAATTATAAGCATATATACTGAAAGTAATATAATAATATTATATTTATTTTTATTACTTGTTTCATCTATATTAGTTTGCAATATATCAATGATGCTATAAAATCAGTATCACATCCTATTAGATTTAATAAATATAATATCATATTCATTCCATAAAATATTTCTATATTTCTGAAACATAATATCTCCATATAATTTATAATCTTTTATTGGCTTATTTTTAAAAGTGAAATCAAAATCTTTATAACACTTTAATAAACATCCTATATTCCAACCATTTTTTATTATAACTTTAGACATATTAATTTCATTATCTTGAGCTTTTTGAGCCGATTCTAAATAGTCTGTAATAGTAAACACATTTTTTTCAATAAGAAATTCAAGAGTTTCCTTATCTGTACTAAAAACATAGGACTGTACATGTGAAAAATAAGCATTATTTATTGTACAACCAAATAATTTAATATTACCTTTTAATTCGTTAATAAATATATCTGTCCATTTGCCATCGAAATCATGTTTTAAAAATGGACCGGTAATTGTTGAATTTGCAAATATAAATTTGTCATATTTTTTATATAAATTATCTTGGAGTAATCCATCACTCCATCCACCAAAGTCTCTACCTATATTTTTTCGCGATAATGTCATAACAAAATCGGGTAAATTGAATTTATAGTTTATATCGTTGCATATAATCAAAAAATCTATTTCATCATTTTTAAATATACAATTATTAAAGAATATATCTACATTTTTATTAAATTCATGAAATACATATAAAACTAATATTTTTGACATTGAATATATATATATAAAATTCATGTATAAATCTTATATATATATTTTTACAAGAATGTTAGATAAAATAAATATAACTAATAGTAAAATTAATAGTAACATTTTAATAAGAATTGACATCATAAAATCTAATGTATCAATTATAATATTAATAATTTTATCTTTATTTGTTTCATTATCATAAATGATAATAGCATTTTTTGCCATTTTATAATAATTTATATAAATAAAATTGTAATCATTTTTTTATTATTCTAAAACATAATAAGGATTTTTATTGAGTAATTCTTTCATTTCATCATTTTCTTTACAATTTTCATTATATTTTTTTATACTATATTTTAAATAGTCATAAAATCCAAATAACAAATTACAAATGTAAAAAAAACACATATTATTAATATATATAAATAATATTTTTATACCCCCTATGGGACTCGAACCCACAATCTTTCGATTAGAAGTCGAACGCGTTATCCAATTACGCCAAGAGGGTATACTAATATAAAAAAATGATTGTTTATTTTTAATTTTGTATAATATAATATATTAAAAGAATTTAACGCAGTAAATAATGACTAATACAGAATATATTAATCCTTATAAAAATAAGATTGTCGCAGGTGTTGATGAAGTTGCGCGTGGAACTTTTATAGGACCTGTTATATCAGCATGCGTTGTTTTACCAACAGAATTTCCAGATGAAAAATATAAAGAAATAAAAGACTCAAAAAAATTAAGTGAAAAAAAAAGAGATATATTGGCTGATTATATTAAAAATGTGGCATTAACATATGGTATTGGAGAATCCTCAAGTAAAGAAATTGATGATTTTAATATATTAAATGCAACAATGAAAGCGATGCATCGGGCAATAGACACCGCATATAAAAAACATAAGTTTGATTATTTATGTATTGATGGACCACATTTTAAACCATATATTCCTCCAGGATGCGACAATGATATAATTGAATACGAGTGTGTTCTAAAGGGAGATTCAAAATATTTAGCGATTGCTGCTGCTTCAATTTTAGCTAAGGACTATCATACAAAAATGATAAAAGATCTTGTAGATAAAGATGAATTATTACTATTATATGATATTCATAAAAATAAAGGTTATGGTACTAAATCACATCATGAAGCTATATATAAATACGGGATTACTAAATATCATCGTAAAACATTCGGGATATGCAAACAATTTTAATGCAAAAATAATTATAAAAGTGTACTTTGTTTCAATGAATTATCTTTATAACAATCTAATTTACTCCAGCTAATGTTACAAGCTTGTGCATATTCACATTTTAAGTCATCTGAAGTATTATCATTTTCTAATTTATCTAATATTCCTGGGAAAACTTCACTACATATTAATGGATTTTTTTCATAATTCTTATTTTTATCAACGAATAAAAAAGAATTCGGAGTTCCATCAACATTCGTTTTGTAATTCGATTCAGAATCACTCGTTTTTTTCCAATCATTTCTATATGATCCTATGAATTGTGCATATTTTTTAAGGTTTGTTGAGGGTGCAATACCTTTAATATATTCCCCATCATTAATGTCTGAATTATCTTGTTCTCTATATAAATAGTCTAATGTTGATTTTAATTCAGCATTATTATATTGATCATTTACATTTAAGGTGGATCCTCCAAATTCACTTGTTACGATTCTATCTTTTTCATCATGCGCATTTGAATAATCAGATGCCATATATAATCTTTTATCATTCGTGTCTAATTTTTTGCGCATATTATGATAACTTTGTAAACTTCCAAAAACTTTAGGATCAGGTACACATTTATACTGTAATTCACTCGATGTAACATCAACAAAAGATGTTTCATCTGGATTGTCTTTTATTAAATTTTTACACTCTGTATCCCCACCATCCCCACTTTTCGATTTATTATTATTTACAATAGATTCTCTTCTTTTTTCACCAACAGTTGTCATATTCCAATAATCAGGACATATTGGTAATACATTAAACTCTTTTTCTATTTTACGAGGTTTTAATGCAAATACAGAAAACAATAAGTATAATATTATAAATATTGCTCCAATTATATATGTTACTACAGCAGGTAAAAATTTATCGTATACAAATGTTTTACCCCATTCTGTAAAAAATATAATAGTTAGTAATAATATCGCGGATATACCATAAAATAAACATATCATAAACGTACCTTTATACATGGTACGTTTATCTTCAACAAATAAATCGAGTTCTCTCTGTGATGGTACAAATCGTTTTTTAGTAATTGGGTCAATTCCTATACTGTCATTATCGTAACCCCAAGCTGTTTCTTCATAAGTGCTGCTGCTATTGCCCATATATTATATCTATACTTCTATAATATTATATTATTTAATTAAATCTTTCTTGTTACATCAAGTGTTTTAGTTCCTTTTGTAGATGGTAATATTGATCTTTCGAGTGGCATTGGCATAGTGCTAATATCACTAATATATTTTCGTGATTGCTTTATATTTGATATGATTTCTGGAACACACCATTCAATAACTTTTGTATTTAAATCCAAAACTTGATCAACTATATTATTTTCTAAATTTTTACCATATTGATAATAAATTGATCTCATGACAATTTTTAATTCTTCCTCTTTTTGGCGACCAATATTAATTTCTCCTTGTGTATCATTTAATATTTTATTTCTAATACCTAATTGCAAAATGTTAATATTATTTATAGAAAAAAATATATTTGATACACTTGTACAATTTAAATTTCGCGATATAATATTAGTTTGATGTTCCGTTGCTTTATTTATAGCTTTTTTTAATTTATAATTATTCACGGTATCTATCGCATTTACTCTCCCATTAATAATATTAGATACGGGGTTATCACTACTAAAATCTAAATAATCCATTATTCTATTTATTATATATAATTATTTTCATTTTATATAGTAGTAAATACACATGTCTAATTGTCAAAAAATAAAATATTGTGCCGGTGAAATATTAAATCATATAAAAACCAAGAAAATAATCAAAAAGCAAAATGAATATAAAATGGTAATGCTTTTATCTGATTATATTGAAAAAATAGTATTTAATTATGTAGCAATAGCTTGCTTAATATCTTTAAAAGCAGGTGTAAACAAGATATTAGATACACATATAAAATATTTATTAAAGTATATAGAAAATTTATGCTTTACTAAGAAAAAATCTATGAAAGGTGGAGCATTCAATACATTATCTTTCTTCGGTGGAGAAGAACCAATGTATACAACCGAAAATATAGGCTCCGATGTTATGAATGCTGATTTGGAAAATTATGTTGCAAGACCAGCACTTTATACTACCGAATTTAATCAAGAAGGAGGATCTAAATATAAAGTTAAATCAACTACATTGAAATTACAAAAGTGCAAAAAAGTAAGTGGAATATTAAAATTAAAACTTGCTAAGGTATTTAAGGAATTTAATGTAAAAATAAGCATAGTGTCTTTAAATTTAATTAAGCATAAAATGGAGGTATTTTTAAATGATATGATAATAAAAATAATGAAAGTTAAAAAAAGTGAATTAACATTATCTACACTAAAAAAATGTTTAAGTAAAAATATAATAATAAAAAAATGATATATAAAAAATTGAATTGTATTATAACAAAATAAAAATGCCAATTATTACAATTGATGGAAATATTGGATGTTGTAAAACAAGTATACTTAATTATTTTCATAAAAATTATAAAACAGCTATTGATATTGAACCTGTAGATAATTGGGTTGAATATCTAAAAACTATTTATGATAATGATAAAAAAAATACTTATAATTTTCAAATAAAAGTATGGATTGATAGATGTTGGATACAAGAAAAATCCAGTGTAATTGTTTTAATGGAACGAAGTCCATATTTTATAAAAAACGTATTTGTAGAAAAAGCATATGAAGACAAAACAATTACATTAGAAGAATATAATAATATACATAAATTACATAAAACTACAGATAATTTATGGCAACCTTATGCATATATATATTTACGATCGGATCCAGAGGTGTGTTATAATAGAATAAAAAAAAGAGGTAGAGAATCTGAAAAAAATATTAAATTTGAACATATTAAAAGAATACATGCACTACATGAAGATAAATATAAAGAAGCAATCAAAAGTAATAAAAATATTATTGTTATTGATGTAGAAAATAAAACAATATCTGATATTTGTAGCGAAATAGTATCAAGTAATATATATACAGATGTTATATCTTATATTTATTATATATCTAAGGCCTAATGATTGCCTGTGATGTTCCTACAAAACAACTGTAATATAATCTATCATTATTTTTATATTCGATAGTTGGTGTTGATGTATGAACCAATTTTCTATTATTAAATATCAATAAATCATTTTTTTCCCACTTTACATCAATTATATTATCACGTGTAATTACATATTTAGTCATTATTTCTCTATATAAATCAAAACTTTCATCGCATGATAATTTATCAAATTTATTAAATCTAAATGGAGATAGCATTATGGCTTTGCGTCTTTTTTCTGGATTCGAATAGACAACAAGTGGTTCTCTAGAAATAGTTGTAGTACAATACTGTTTTACTGTTTTTTCATTTAAAACACGATTTAAACCAGTATAATCAAAGTAAGAATTCATCATATCGTTTTGAGAATTCGAGTAAATAACATTATAATTTTTTATTTTTTTTTTAATAAAAAAATCCATATTATCATAAGCGTTTTCCATACTTGCGAATAATGTATTTCCACCAATATTTGGAGTTTTTTTCATATAAATGCAACATACAACAGGTGGTAATGATGTACCATGCCCCACTATATCTTGATGCCAAAGTAATGTATATTTAAATGGATCACTATATTTCAATGTAATGTCTTTAATACCGTGCATATCTTTTATGTAAGCTTCGCCTCTTAGAGATACTTGGGGGACTTCATCAATTTGCGAATATGTAAATGGGTGTATAATTTTATCATTAGCTTTTTCGTCATATGATTTACAAAATTCATATAATTTATCGGGCTTTATATTTTGATTCTTAAACATTAACATAGGAACAGATGAAAATAATATTTTTAATTCTGTTTTATCGATATCTGTCAATTTATTAATATCAATATTTTTTATAACAGCATAATTTCTATTAATTGTAGGAAATGATATTTGATAACCATATACTATATAAATTATTTGAAATAGTATTAAAAATTTAATTTTTATCATAATTAATTTCATATAATTTTAAATTATAATATATAATAAATTTTTATATGTAACTAATACCATTATATGTATTTAAACCTTTACCAATACCTAATTCGGGATATTCTTCAATATTATTATTACAAATAGCTAATACATATTTTATTATAGAATTAGATAGTAATTGAGATGCTTGCTCAGGCATACAACTTGGAATATTTGGCACACATGATATTTTTATACCATTATAATTAATTATTGGATTATTTACACTTGTCGGTTTAGATTGATCAGTCATACCACCTTGATCAATTGCAATATCCATTATTATTGTGTCATGTTTCATATTATTTAACATATCATTAGTTATAAGTTTAGTAGCTTCCTTACCATTATTATAAATACTCCCTATAATAATTTTTGATTCTTTAACAAGATAATTTAAATTATAATCAGACATTTCATAAATTTCAACTAAATTATTATTATTTTTAATATCAATTAGTTTAGTATAATTTTTATCCAATAAACAAATATTCGTAAAATTACATTCTAATGCAAAATCCATTGCCGCTATTCCAGCATTTCCAACACCAAGTATTAATATTTTAGCGTTATAATCAATCATATTATTACTCAAATAATTTATAGCGTCTAACATTGATTTTTCACCAGCAATTTTTGACATTGCTGATAATATTGGATAATAACTTTTACCATCTTTATAAACCTCAATTGTTTCATATGCATAACATGTTACTTTATCATAAATCATTTTATCCAATAATGCACTATCGCTTGCAAAGTGAAAAAATGTAAATATAGTATGTCTATTATTAATTAATTTATATTCTTCATTCTGTGGTTCTTTAACTTTAATTATGAAATTAGCTTTTTCATAAATTTCTTCAATTGTATTTGAAATAATAGCTCCAGCATTTATATAATCACAGTCCGAATATGAAGCGTGTATACCTGCGCTTGATTGTATATATACTTTAATATTATTATTAGTTATTTTTAAGACATCTTTTGGAATTAATGAAACTCTCGTTTCATTAGATTTTAACTCTTTAGGTATACCGATAATAAACATGTAAATTTAATGTAACTAAATTATAAAAATAAATAATTATTGTATTATTTTCGCACTTTTTATATTGGGAAAAAATCCTAAAAATTGTATTCATTTTCAATATCCATTTTATTAAATACTTCAGCACTTTTTTCAGTGAAATAATATTAGAGAATCATCAAATTTATAAACACATCATTTGAATCACTTATTGTTTGGGTTTCCAATTTATTTTTATCAATTTTTTGTAGCTAAATAATATATTATATTTTATTTAATTTATCAATTGATTCTGTAATATTCTGTTTTAGGGCACCTGTAAATGATATTATTTCAAGTTCAGTATTAAAGAATTTGAAATGTGGTATAGATTGTATTCCATAATTCTCTGATATTTCTTGTCCTTCTTCTATATCAACTTTAATGAATTTAATATTTGTATATGTATCTGCTTTTTCTTGCATAAATGCATATATATCTCTACACGGTTTGCAGAAAGAAGCTGAAAAAATTACTATTACTTTATCATTAGATTTTAATTGATTATTAAATTCTTCTATATTATTAATTAGCAATATGGACATATTATCTATATAATAAATAATTAATTATTTATTTGAAATAGTCGCATAACTATATATAAAAAATTGATATATAAAATATAGAATTACAGTAAACAAATATAATGTCTAAGAAAGCCGAAATTAAAACTGTTGAAGAAAAATATAAGAAATATGAATTGTTAGAACATATTCTTGCACTTCCAGATACTTATATTGGATCTATTGAACCTCAAAAAATAACAAGCTATATTTATGATGAATCAACACAAAAAATGAAACAAGATGAGTTAACATATATTCCAGGTTTACTTAAAATATTCGATGAGGTCATTGTAAATGCAATTGATCATTCAATGCGTCTTAAATCTGAAGAATCTAAAGGTAAGGAAGATATCAGACATGTTAAAAATATTAAGGTTACAATTGATAAAAGTAGTGGAGTTATAACTATATATAATGATGGTAATGGTATTGATATTAAAAAACATACTGGATATAATAATCTTTGGGTTCCAGAAATGATATTCGGAGAATTACTTACATCAACTAATTATGATAAAGGTGAAGAGAAAATATGGGGAGGTAAAAATGGCTATGGTAGTAAATTAGCTAATATATTTTCAAAAGAATTTATTATCGAAACAGTAGATCATTATAGTAAAAAAATCTATACTCAAAAGTTTACAGATAACATGACATCAAAAGAATCCCCTACTGTAAGAGCATGTAATAAAGCTCCTTATACACAAATAACATTAACACCAGATTATAAAAAATTTGGCATTAATAATATTACA